GATCAAGCTGCCTCCTCCCGTTATCACCGTCAAACTCCTTGAATTTTGCCGAGAGAAGGTAGGAGCATTTACCATCCGTGTCCGATCAGCAGCTGGTGTATTTGCTTACCACGATGGCGTTTGTTATCTCTTCGAATTCGATGAATTTACCATCGAGGACGTACCAGAGATGAAAAGCGTAAGAATTATAAAACGCACTAATGACCTAGGCACTATCACTTATGAACAGTTACGCCTAATGCGGATAAGCATGGCTGAGCCCCATATGATGATTCCACCCATGATGCATATGGCCTCTTTGCGCTTACAAACTCATCCTGCGTGGGACCATGCCTGTTCATATATCCCATTCTCGTCTACAGATTTACTATATCGCCTGACAACTTCCCTTCGAAAGACCATTACGAAATGGTGGGAGTCCCTAAATCAGACGACCCAACACTTGATGTTCTTCGCTTTGATTGTGATCGCACTATGGGCCCTCCTCAAATTCTTCCGGACGACCCCCACTACGTGTGATTGTAAGAAATGGCCCGGCGACGTAAGAGACCAAGACACCTGCCCCTATGATATGCCTGAAGGAAAAACGAAAGGAGCTGCCAGACGCTCCCGCTTTACCCATTTCAAAGCTTTCAAGTACAACACGAAGATCATATCTGAAGAACAAGCTCAGGATCACATGCTCCATGAAAGAATCTGGGGCACGTGCTCTGCCAATGCCCAGGCTGGTCAGCGCCAGTTCGAGGCACAGATAGGACCTACCATGCGTGTCAAAGGCCGATATGACGACGAAGAGATGAGATGGATCATAGAAGACATGGATATGCCTGAATCCACAGACCGTGTCCGTGACTCCGCTCTAGCTAAGAAACTATCCAAGAACTCGATCCAACTCTGCGCTGCTGATGGCGCCCAGATAAAGGCTACCATGCTTACCGGAGAAATCGGCATTACAGCCCGTCACTTTAATGAATACTGTCGCCCTTGGGCTATAGAACAACATACTG